ATCCCTAACAAGCTGACACAGGGACGTCCAATTCAGGTATGGGTCAACCGACGTTCGGGGCAGACAACAGAAACTGTAGGCGCTACACCGCAGGTTCCGCAGTTTACTGTGTGGCCTACGCCAGATCAGGGAACAACAGAATCTCCTTACTACTACTTTGTCTACTGGCGTTTGCGCCGTATGACAGATGCAGGTAACGGTGTGAATGTGGAAGATATTCCATTCCGCTTCCAAGAGGCGCTGATATGTGGCTTGGCTTACAGGCTGGCTATGAAGCTACCAGGTGGTTTAGAGCGCATACAGTTGCTGAAGTCTCAGTACGATGAGGCATGGGAAATGGCGGCAGGAGAAGACCGCGAGAAAGCGCCAGATCGTTTGGTGCCTCGCATGATTACTTACAGGTGATGTATGCCTAGTAAATATACAGCCGGTAAAAAGGCTATTGCGGAATGTGACCGCTGCGGCTTTAGGTACCTGCTGAAAGAATTGAAGAAGCTGACGATCAAGACCAAGAACGTCAACATTAAAGTTTGCAATACATGTTGGGAACCGGATCAGCCTCAGTTAAGTTTGGGTCTGTACCCAGTAAATGATCCACAAGCTGTACGTGATCCACGGCCTGACAAGTCTTACTGGCAGTCTGGCTTCACAGGATTGCAGACGAACATACAGTCTGGGCCGTTGGAAACTGAAGATGGTTATCCTGGCGGTGGTAGCCGGATAGTTCAGTGGGGCTGGAACCCAGTAGGTGGTGCAAGAAGTATTGATGATGGACTGACCCCGAACAACTTGGTAGCTAGTACGTCAGTTTCAAACGTAACCATAAACTAGGAGTACGAGATGGACACAAAGCAAGTTAAACAGATCGCTGACAAGGAAGTGCGAGCGCACGAAAAGCGTATGCATAAGATGGCAAAAGGTGGCGTTACTACCGATTCCATGAAAAAATACGGTCGCAATATAGCTCGCGCTATGAACCAGAAATCCAACGGAAGAGGTCGATAATGGCTAAGTTCTCGCAGAAGGTTAAGGGCAAGGAAGTAGGTCAAGCATCTACTTATGCCGAGCCACATACCATGACTGGTAAAAAATTAGATAGCGATCTGCCTTATACGGCTGGTGCTAAGGTTATGGATGACATCAACATCTCTGTAGCTGGTCTGAGCAAAGGCAACTACAAAGAAGTTAAGACTGACGGCATCAAGATGCGTGGCGCTGGTGCTGCAACCAAGGGCACAATGTGCCGGGGGCCAATGGCTTAAATGAACTACACCGAGTTAAAAGCTGCGATTCAGTCGTACACGGAGAACTATGAGGCCGAGTTCGAGTCTTATATTCCTACGTTCGTACAGCAGACTGAAACCCGCGTTTATAACACTGTCCAGCTTCCGTCATTACGTTCCAATAAAACGGGCGTATTAACGACTGGCAATAAGTATTTGCCATGCCCGCTGGACTTTTTGTCGGTGTATTCGTTGGCGGTTATTGAGAACTACAACACTTCTAATGAGGTGTATCACTACCTGTTAAACAAGGATGTGAACTATCTTAGAGAAGCGTACCCAACGCCAGCCGATACAGGTCTGCCATCGTACTACGCCATTTTTGGCCCAGCGGTGAGTAGCAACACGGTATCGAATGAACTGACGTTTATCCTTGGCCCAACGCCAGATAGTGCGTATTACGCTGAACTGCATTACTACTATTACCCGCAATCTATTGTGACGGCTGGCACGAGCTGGCTGGGCGACAACTATGATCCGGTGCTGTTGTATGGCTCCTTGCGCGAGGCTTACCTGTACATGAAGGGTGAGCAGGACTTGATCGCCAACGTAGAAGCAAAGTACAACGAAGCATTAGGTCAGTTGAAACGTCTGGGTGATGGTATGGAGCGTCAGGATGCGTACCGTAGTGGTCAGACTAGAGTGAGAGTCACATGACAATCTATCAAGGACTGACTACGAGCTTCAAGGTAGACATATTAGAGGGTAAGCAGAACGTAGCTTCCGACACGTTGAAGATGGCGCTGTACACTGCGTATGCCACGTTAAATCAGGATACGACTGCGTACTCTTCAGATAATGAGATTAGTGGTACTGGTTACACTGCTGGCGGTCAGACGCTTTCAAATGTGACTATCAACAGTGGTAGCAATACGGTGTATGTAAGCTTTAGCAATGTGGTTTGGAATCCTGCTCAGTTTACAACTAGGGGTGCTTTGATTTATAACGCAACAAAATCAAACGCTTCGATAGCAGTATTGGACTTTGGGTCTGACAAGATTCAAACTGGTAACAACACATTTTCAGTAATTTTGCCGCCTGACACGGAGTCCAGCGCGCTAATTCGTATAACGTAAGGAGTAATTATGTCTAATGAAAATTCAAAGTCTAGCGAAACAGTTGCAAGTTCTGCTGCACGTAAAACAGGTTTTGTTGAAGGTATGTCTGGCGGTGGCGCATTTACCGTTACCTGCATAGACAAAGACGGTCATGAGAAATGGGTAGATATTGCTCCTAACTTGGTAGTTAATACCGGCCTGCAAGACATGAACACTAAGTTCTTTACTGGTTCTGCTTACACGGCTGCTTGGTATATCGGTTTGGTAAACGGTACATCGGCATCGACTACATTCTCTGGCGGCGATACGTTGGCTTCTCACGCTGGTTGGACTGAGAACAGCAGCTACGGCGGCACTCGTAAAGCAGCTTCATTTGGTACAGCTACATTAGCAGACCCATCAAACATCAATAACGCATCGTCTACAGCATCATTTACCATGAACGCTACAGCTAATATTGCTGGAGCATTTTTGTGTAATGTAGCGTCTGGCACTACAGGCTTGTTGTTCTCTGCGGCTGACTTCCAATCGCCTGGTGATCGCGCTGTTGTGAGCGGTGACGTTTTGCTGGTTACGTATTCGTTCAACCTTGATGCTGTGTAATAGGGGTTAAAAATGTCAACATTCAAAAAAGGCGACGTAGTTAAGGTCAAGACTGTGCTGCCAGAAGGCCCGATTACTAAGATGCGCATGGACGATGACGGTACTATTTATTACCTGTTGGCATGGACTGCTGACGGCGTTGAGCATGAGCGTTGGTTCACGGATGATCAGCTTGTTGCTGTGGGGTAATGTGTGGCCCAAGTCGATGGCGGCTATAGCAGTGGAAACTGGGGTACTCCGGCAGCGTGGGGCTGCTCGGTTTACTACCCGTTAATCTCTAACGCAGGTTGGGGACTTGGTGCTTGGGGTTCGTATGGTTGGGGTATAGGTAATGATGGTTTAGTTGGTGCTTCTGATACTGTAGCTTATTCGCCTTCTTATCAAGGCAATGTGTCAGACACAGTTACTGCGGTGGAAGCAGTTTCAATACCAAACCAAAATATTTCTATAAGCGTTAGTGAAACAGCTAATATTAGCGACACGACATCTGGAAATATTGCTGCCCCTGTACTTGCTACTGTTTTGGAAACGGCTAATGTTTCAGAAGCAATAAGCTCTAATGTAACGAATCTTACAATTAGTTATGTGTCGGAGACGGCAAACATTGCAGACACAACTAGCGCGAATGCAACATTTGTTGTGACGGTTGAAGATACAGTTAATGCCTATGACGAAGTAAGTACGCTAGGAATTTTTGTTGTAAATGTTGATGAAACAAGTAACGCAACGGATCTGATTTTCCCTAACGGCGTGTACGCTCAAAGAATTAATGAATCTGTTAATGCACAAGATATTGTAAGCAGAAGAGGGTTGTGGGAACAAATTGATACAGGCACCACAGAAACTTGGGTGCTAATAAACACTTATTAGTAAGGAAGAATTATGGCAAGCACATATAGCAGCCTAAAGATCGAGCTAATCGGTACAGGAGATCAGGCTGGTACGTGGGGTAATACCACGAATACCAACCTTGGCACAGCCATTGAGGAAGCTATCACTGGTTCTGCCAACGTCACCTTTGCCAGCTCGAACGCGGCGATAGCACTGACAGATACGAATGCGGCTCAAACTGCGCGTAATCTACGACTGAATTTAGTTGGAACAATTGCCAACGTACAGACATTGTTTGTGCCTGCGATTGAGAAACAGTACCTAGTAGTAAACGGTCTGTCTAACTCGGTCATCATTTCCAACGGTACGAACGCATCGCCTACAGGTACAGCATTTACTTTGCCTGCGGGTAGAAGCACGATTGTGTTTAATGACGGAACAAACATCAATGATGTAATAACGTATGTTTCGTCATTGGGTAATGTGACTATTACTGGTGGTACAGCTAACGCATTGACTTTAACA